TACTGATAGTATGAAGGATTGGTCTAATAATTTATTAATTCCTGTAGGAATGCATGAATATTCAAATAGACATCAAAATTCTGAAGAGATACAAAAGAAAGCAAATGAAAAATACGGAAAATCAAATGTTGATTTAGTATCACATTCTCAGTCAGGTCATATAGCGGAAAATCTTGCAAATAAAAATTTAGTAGGTGGTAAAAACACAACATTAAACCCGGCAATTATTGGTAGTCATAATAAAGATATTAAAGTTGTTAAAAGTGTTTTAGACCCTGTTTCATTATTAACAAAAACTAATAAAAAAGATGTACATATTATTCCTAAAACATTTAATCCTATTACAGAACATTCAACAAATATTTTAGATAAATCACAAAAGAATATATTACATCCTATACAAAAATTAATTCCATCTAAAAATCATATGAAGAAAATGTTTGGTTTTGGTTTAAAAACTCAAAATAATATTCAATCAATTTTATTTAAACGTCCAGAATGGAAATTAACAGACTGTAAAAAATGGCTTAAATCTCATGGTTTTAAATATGATGTTGATAAAAAACCAGAACATTACAGATTTAGACAATTAGAACCTGAATTATTTAATAAATATATAACTAAAAAAATTGATAATAATATTGAATTTATAATTGGTATAAAGGGAAAACAAGATAATAATTTAATGAAATATAGATCAGAAGACGATTCAGAAGCATCAAGCAGTGAAGAAGAAGAAGAACATGAATTAAAAGGAGGAACACTACATGAACAAGATATTATTGATAGAATTGCTAAACTATCACACGATATTCATGTACACCATCAAAAACATGGTGTTAAACCATCTATTGTTAAAGGATTTAAAATTTTAGGAGAGGGTATTATGCATAGTGCAGTAGAACAACCTAAACCAGTAAAAGGTGGTAAAATTAATAGGTCTAAAAAGTTTAATAATTGGTTTAAAGATATTGGAAATAAATTTAAACCTTTAAATAAAAATCTAGCTCCAATTAAACACCAAATGACACAATCTGCAGTAGATAATATTGCATATGCATCAATGACACCAGAACAAAAAGCCCAATCTGCAGTGAATATGTTTGGTGATGTAGCAAGTAATTTTACAGGAAATAAAAAACCTGAAAAACCAGCAAATTATCCACAAGAAGGTTATCAAAGTTATGGTTATGGTTATCCACCTCCATATTATCCACAACAGGATTATTATCATGAAATGTACAAACCAGTTATTGCTCAACCTGTTACCACAACAGCTTATAGTGGGTATTATGATTTAGGACCTACTGATTTTAATTCACAACCAAGTTCTTATGCAAGGTATTCACAACCAATGGGTTTTGGTCTTGCTAAACCACGTGGACGACCACGTAAAGTTTCAGGTGGTGAACTATTCAGTACTGCAGGATTCCAAAAGAAAGGAGGAAATGATGGTAAAACAAAAGAAGAAACTGAAAGGGAAAAAGATAATGAAAAATATACTAATAAAGAAGCAACTAAAGATACTAAACATACTATGGATTTATATAATCATGGTGGATTTAATAATAAAAAAATTAATAAATCTTTTGGGTTTGGTGTTGGTAAAGAACTTAAAAGAGCATCAGCCAATGCAACAATTGGATTAATTAATTCTGGTTCATCAAGAGCTATACATGAAATGGATACACGTGGTAAAAAAGGAAATGGTCTTAAAAAGGGTTCTGAAGAAATGAAAGAAAGAATGGCTAAAATGAGGGCTATGAGAAAGTGTAATAAGAAATAATTATCTTTAATAATTAAGAAATAATTATCTTTATTAATAATGCCTAAAAAAGTATATATATATAAAATACAAAATAATCATGATGAGTCTATGTTTTATATTGGTAGTACATTAAATTTATCAAGACGTAAAAGTCATCATAAAAAGAATGTTAAAAATAAAGTAGGTAAATTATATTGGTGTAAATTATATCAATATATACGAAATAATGGAGGATGGGATAATTTTACTTTTACTAAATTATACGAAAAAGATATTGAATGTATTACTGATGGAACATGTTATGAACAATCAATTATAGACAATCTTAAACCACCTTTAAACTCTATAAAAGCATCATTAAAACCTTATAAAGATATATCATTATAGTATATATAATGGATACTATTGAAGAAATACCGAAGGTATTAAACGGTTTAATACCGAAGGTAATACAAAATTCTGATTATTTATATAAATCTGATATTAAATGGAGAGATGATATTGAATATATTGAACCAAATGAATTTGAAAAAGATATGTTAAAAGATACTAAAACACCTAAAGAATTAATAGAATCTGAAGCAGTTGAAGAACCTATAGTTTTAACACAAGAAGAAAAAATTAAGAATGTTATTCTTATGTTTCAGGTGATTGCATTGAATAGAATGAATTTACATCCTTTACATAATGTTTCTACAATGAACCCATCACAAAAGAATGAATTATTAGGACATATGAATTGTTTAAAAATGGATTATGACAATGATTTAATTGTAGATATATCTAATGAATTTAATAGAATATGTAATGATAAATTATTTAGTAGTAATACTGATGTATCAACATACCCAGTTTATAGAAATGTATAAAATATTAACATATAAAGTCATATTATTATTAATAAATAATAATATGTCAGGACAACCTTATAGATATGCTAATGATGTTGAAAATTTCCGTAATGAATATATGGATGCATTAAATCTTATATCAAATATTAATGATATGAATTTACAAGCAAATAAAAATTATAAAGAGACAGGAGCATTACCTCCTCAATCTTCAATGAAAGATAATAGAACAACCGCAGAAATTTTAGCAGATGTTGAAAAACTTAAATTATCAATTATTAGTGAATTTAAAGGATTATGTACACCTAATATGGCAATGGGAGTAATTCAAAAAGTTCAAGAATCCCCACTTAATGCAGATGGTTCATTTTTAATTTGGTTAGCACAAAACTCTCCTGAATTAGTATTACAACTTAAAAGAAAATATAAATTTGGGATTGAAGGTAATGAAAATGATGTTAATACCATGTATTTATTTTTACAATCTATATATTCACAAACTAAAAATATGAATACTACAGTTAAAAGCGCATTTGATAGACCAACATCAAGTAGTTCAGGTATTGACCCTAATGATTTTGATACACTTAAAAGAAAATATGATGAGATTCAATATAAATTAATTACCAAATTTCAATTAGAACGTAATGCACCAGAAACTTATAATATAATTGCATTAGTACAAAAAATTAAAAATCAAATGGATGAAGTTAACAATCTTTTATCAAATGCAAAATATGAAAGGTTAAAAGAAACTTTATTATATACTAGTGAAAATACAACTAATGTACAACAGATTGAACTTAATAAATTAGGATATAATGAATGGAATGAATATACAGATAAATTACCGTCTGTAAGTACATTATCAACATTATTACAACAATTAGATAAATCTCTTAAAAATTCAAATACAGAATTAACAAAAAATATATTAGTAAATATTTCATCTATAATTCCTTCAACAGAATCAACAATAAAAATAAATGAAATTACCGAAAGAATTCTTGCAAATAAAGGCGCGATAAATTCACATAATACAAGTGTCCCACAACCTGCATCATCGTTACCTACCCCACCTCAAACTAATCCAATAAATGAAGCAAATGGAATAATGAGTACATTTTTACAAGAAATAATAAGAGTTACTAAAGACGCTTTAGATAATCCACAAATTCAAACTGATGACCAATATAGTGGTGAAGTATTATATCAACTTAGAGCAATAGAGTCACAAATGGATGCACAACAACCAAATTGGGATACAACTATTAATTACGATAGAGGTATTATGGATAGAGCATTAACTGAATTAACACATAATTTTAGTAAGCAATATACTAGAGAAAACCCATTAAATAGACAAACTTTAGGCGCAATTATTAGAGCATATACAAATGGTAGAGATATTATGAAAGGTGCAGGAATTAAAAGAGCAGGACGCCCTAAAGGTTCAGGTATTGTTAAACCGTTACACGAACGTATTGATTCTAATATGGGAATTAAACAAGGTCATACACATGTACCATTTGGTAAATATCTACTAAATAAAAATAGATTAGATGAGGATATATTTTCATTTAAACATAATAAAGGTTATGGTGTAAGAGGTTATCCTTCAAAAAGAATATCTAGAAATCTTTCTAATATTTTTAAAACTATTGTTGGCGGTGGGACTCCTAAATTTGATGAACTCTCTAATTTATCAAATGATGAAAAAGCATATTTACATACAGTTTCTAAAAAAGCGGGAATTATGGATAAAATAAGCATCCCTACACCATCTAAAGATGCAAGAGAAAAAGATATTCACCAATTTGAAGTGATGAAAGGGGAAATTCT